TGTTCCTGCACAAGGTAATGCAAATACACTTAAATTTACACCTGTGGTATCAAATGCATCTATAACTGCAACACCTGTGTTAGCATACGATTTAGCAGGAGCAAACAGTATTGCTACTGCAACAGCCACAATAAACAGTTTTGGCAATTGGCCAAAAATTAATAACATTGCTGGGCAGGCATCAAATTTATATATTACTCATGCAGAAGCAGTACAAAAAACACCATTTGATTTTAGGTTACACAACGATACAGTTAAAACAGTAGAAGTATTAGGTATGACCCCAGACTCTTATTCGCGTTCAGATTCAACTGTAAAAGCTAAATTTGAAAACTGGGCTAATAGTGTGCAGAGCAACGTAGATGTGAATTTGTTCAATGAAATTTATGTTAACACAGAGTTTAATGATAGCGTAGGCGGACACTTCAGTACTTGGGATCCTAACATAAATTCTTCACTGAATGAAATGAATTTTGAAAGTAGATTTGAAGCTAGAGATTTTTCATATATTTTAAACAGTCTCTATTTTGAATCTGTTAATCCTGATTTGCGCGGCTTGTTAAACATAAAAACAAATATAGAAATGTTAACCACTGAAGCTCTTGCTGCAGGTACATCAACTACTAACTTTACTTCTCCTGAGCAAGTTATACTTGCTGCTAATGTTGCTCCTGTTCCGGTGAGCGAACTTGGGTTGGATCTAGGCGATTATGATACTGTGTTTATTGAATATAGTATCAAAGACAACAATGCCGGAAGCAGTAATAATTATAGACGAGTTGGTACAATTATGTATTCTGGTGACCAGGAAGCAGGCGACGTTGCATTCAATGACACTTATAGTGAGTTGAAGGACAATGTTAACGGTAATATAACATTTACAGCATCTGTAACAGGCAGTACTCTTACAATCAACTCAAATAACTCTTTAGTATTACCAGCAGGTAATGTAGGAGTTGACGCAACTATGAGATATATCGTTAGGCGCTGGAGCGATTAATTAAAAACTAAATGTTTACCAAAAATCAGTCTGCAGAAGAAAGACTATCAACATGGCGAGATATAAGACAAACTAACTTCGACAACGTTGATGATTTGCTTAAAGAATTCTCTAATATTACTTTACAGCAGAGATATATTGATTACTATACACCAAGCAATTGGCCTAGTGTGTTTGAAATTGTCAGCGAAGGAATGACATGTCAAAGCGGGGTTACACTTGTGCTTGCCGCAACACTGTACCATAAAGGATTCATTACTAACGAAAATTTAGAATTTTCAGTGATAAGTAATCATATAAATGGAATTGAGGGTTTAGTGCTAGTATCTGATAATTTAGTATACAATTTTTTACCTGGCGTTGCAGTATCTAAAGAAGAAGTAGATAAAAATAGTACAACATATTTTACACATAATGTTCCTGTTAGTCAATTATTTAATTGACATAAACGATGTTTTATTGTACAATACCGCATAGGTAAATATTTACAACAAGTTAAAAGTAGGACAGACACACATGCAAGTTAGAAAGCGTTCCGGTGAATTAGAAAACATTGATATTGACAAACTACACAAAGTTGTCCAATACGCATGCGAAGGAACATCTGGCGTAAGCCCAAGCGAAGTAGAAATAAACAGCCAAATACAGTTATACAACGGCATCAAAAGTTCAGATATACAAGAAACGCTGATTAAAAGTGCCGCAGATCTAATTTCAGAAGAAACCCCTAATTACCAATACGTTGCAGGACGATTGATTAACTATCATTTGCGTAAAGCAGTATACGGAGAGTTCCCTCCGCCATCTATTTTTAATATTGTTACCAAAAATGTAGAACTAGGGTTCTACGATAGCGAAATATTATCGCTGTACAGTCAATCTGAGTTTGACGAAATTGACAAAATGATAAAGCATGATCGAGATGAAGTATTAACGTATGCTGCTATGGAACAGTTTAGAGGAAAGTACTTGTGTCAAAATCGTGCAACTGGCGAAATATACGAAACTCCGCAGGTGTGCTATATGCTTATTGCTATGACATTGTTCAGTTCATATCCTGCAGAAACAAGATTGCAATACGTAAAAGATTATTACGATGCTATTAGTAATTTTGAAATAAGTCTGCCCACTCCAGTGATGGCAGGTGTGCGCACTCCGCAACGTCAATTCAGCAGTTGTGTGCTTATCGAAGCCGGTGACAGTTTAGATAGCATTAATGCAACATCGAGTGCTATTGTCAAGTATGTGAGTCAAAAAGCAGGCATCGGTGTAGGCGCTGGCCGTATTCGCGCAATCGGTTCACCTATACGTAATGGCGATGCTACACACACCGGAGTTATTCCATTTTATAAACTTTTTCAAGCCTCCGTTAAGAGTTGCTCGCAGGGTGGTGTAAGGGGCGGAGCAGCCACCCTGTACTACCCAATTTGGCACCTCGAAGTTGAAGACTTACTTGTGCTGAAAAATAATAAAGGCACAGAAGATACACGAGTACGTCATATGGATTATGGCGTACAGTTTAATAAACTAATGTACGAAAGACTTATTAGCGGTGGCGATATCACATTGTTCTCACCTAACGATGTGCCTGAACTATACGATGCTTTTTTTAATGATCAAGACCTGTTCAAAGAACTATACGAAACAGCAGAGCGTAATACACGACTACGTAAAAAGTCTATAAAAGCAATTGATTTGTTCAGCGCATTTGTGCAAGAACGCAAAGATACCGGGCGTATCTACCTAATGAACGTAGATCATGCTAATACACACAGCTCATTTATTGAAAGTGTTGCGCCAGTTAAACAGAGTAATTTATGTTGCGAAATCGACTTGCCCACAACACCACTAAAAAATATCGAAGATCCAGAAGGCGAAATTAGTTTATGTACACTTAGTGCAGTGAATTGGGGTGTTATTAAAGATTTTAAACAAATGGAACGTGTGTGTAATCTTGCTGTAAGAGGTTTAGATGCATTACTTGATTATCAAAGTTATCCTGTGTTAGCTGCACAATTAGGTACAATGAACCGCAGACCATTGGGTGTCGGTATTATTAACTTTGCGTACTGGCTTGCTAAAAATGACAGCACTTACCAAAATCCTAATTTAGAATTAGTAGACGAATGGGCAGAAGCATGGAGTTATTATTTGATCAAAGCCAGTGCCGATTTAGCTGTTGAAAAAGGAGCATGTTTAAAAAATAACGAAACAAAGTACAGCCAAGGCATTACACCCAATCAAACTTACAAAAAAGAGGTTAACGAGTTAGTTAAGCATGTTGAAAGAATGGACTGGAAAGATTTGCGTAAACAATTAAAAGAAACTGGCATACGCAACAGTACATTGATGGCACTTATGCCAGCGGAAACTTCTGCACAGATTTCAAACAGTACAAATGGTATCGAGCCACCACGTAGTTTTATCAGTATTAAAGGTAGTAAACACGGACAGTTAAAGCAAGTTGTACCAGGATACCCACGCCTTAAAAACAAATATGATTTGTTGTGGGATCAAAAGTCGCCAGAAGGCTACTTAAAGATTATGGCTGTGCTACAAAAGTATATAGATCAAGGTATCTCAGTAAATACATCTTATAATCCTGAACACTTCGAAGATGAGAAAGTGCCTATGAGCATGCTACTACAGCATCTTGTTATGTTTTACAAGTACGGAGGCAAACAGTTGTACTACAATAACACATACGATGGCCAAGGCGAAATAGATACAAATAAACAAGAAAATGTAGAATTACCACAAACAATAGTCGAAGATGAAGACTGCGAGAGTTGTAAAATATAATGCCAGTATTAAATACGAATAAAAAGTACAATCACTTAGATGCTAAAATGTTTCTTGATCCGCATGGCGGACCAGGTATGCAGAGATTTGATACACTAAAATACAGACAGTTTGATAAACTAACTGATAAACAGTTGGGATTCTTTTGGAGACCAGAAGAAGTAGATATTTTACGCGATGCTAAGGATTTTAAAGACTTAGAGCCCCATGAGCAACATATTTTTACCAGCAATCTAAAGCGACAAATTCTTTTAGACAGTGTACAAGGTCGCTCACCTAATCTTGTTTTCTTGCCTATAGTAAGTCTACCTGAACTTGAGACTTGGATTGAGACTTGGGCATTTTCAGAAACCATTCACAGTCGTAGTTATACACATATTATACGAAATATTTACAGCGATCCCAGCAAGGTGTTTGATGAAATGAATGAAATCAAACAGATTGTTGATTGTGCTGACAGCATCACTGAAGCATACGATGACTTGCTTAACTATAACCTGTTGAAAGAAAAAGGCAGTGCTAAGTATGATCTATACGAACATAAAAAACGTATATGGAAATGCATAATGAGTGTAAACATCCTGGAAGGTGTGCGCTTTTATGTTAGTTTTGCTTGTAGTTGGGCATTTGCTGAAGTTAAGAAAATGGAAGGTAATGCTAAAATTATTAAATTGATTGCTCGCGACGAAAATGTACATTTAGCAAGCACACAACACATGATTAAATTATTGCCCAAAGAAGACAAAGATTTTGCCAAGATTGCAGAAGAGACAGCAGATGAATGCAAACAAATGTTTATAGATGCTGTAGAGCAGGAAAAGAAATGGGCAGATTATTTGTTTAAAGATGGCAGTATTATTGGACTAAATGCAGAACTGTTAAAGCAATATGTAGAATTTATTGCAGCAAAACGCATGCAAAATATAGGAATAGAGAAAGTATACACAGCAGGAACACATCCTTTACCGTGGACACAAAAATGGATAGGCGGCGGCGAAGTACAAGTTGCTCCACAAGAAACAGAAATCAGCAGTTACGTTATAGGTGGAACCAAACAAGACGTAACTGAAGACACATTCAAAGGACTTAGTTTATAGTGGACGTTATATGTCCACCAGAATTTGAAATCTGTTTCACTGAAGACGAGTGGATAGAGTTTCATAATTATGTGGAATTTGAAGATGCAGAAGTATTCATACCAGAGCATCCTGTAGGAGACGGAGAAGCATTGGCAAACTTTACATGGGAGATATTATTTTTAACACCGTGGGAGCTGATATACATTGCACTACCAATGAGTGTGTTAGCAACATACGGGCTGAGCATATACTTTGCATATAAATGGATACAACGAAAATTTGAGGTAAAATAACATGGCGTCAAAAGGCGGAAGCAGTAAAAGAAAAAATATTATTTGGTTAATCCCAGAAGGCGAAACGAGAGATAGTCATACATATCACTACTCTATGGTAAAAACTAAAAATGTAAAAGATAAAATGAAGTTTCGAAAATACAATCCAGTTAAACGAACACACGAAATGTTTGTAGAGGTTAAAGCACCTAGTCACAACAAGTAAACACAGAGAGAACACACATGTACAACATAGACGACTTTATTGGTAAAATTGCCACACTTAAATTGGTTAACGGTATTGAACTAGTTTGCCAAGTGTTAGCACATGATAATGAAAACAAGATACTAAACATAGGAAATCCCAGAGTAGTTGTGATTAACGGCGAAGAACTAGCATTAATACCCTATTCTTTTACTGGATTAGCAGAAGAAGTGTGTATTCCTATGTCTTCTGTGCAAACAATTTTAGAAACATATAAAGAAAGTGCAGATGATTATGAAAAGTTAGTAAATCCTAGCACTACAGCTGATAAATAAAAGTATGCCCAGTATAGCAAGAGTAAAAACAGACAGCGCAGCAGGAATAATTCAAGGTCCAGGTACAAGTACTGTTTTTGCTGATGGCAAAAAAATATCCCTCATAGGAGACAAAGTTGCCACTCACGGAAATTCCCCTCACGCTTCGCCTACATTAGTATCCAATGGTGCAAAAACTGTTAAAACAGACGGCGGGATTCCTGCAATGGTTGGCACCATTGCAACATGTGGACATGCTGTAATCAATGGTTCTCAGACTGTTTTTGTATCCTAAACTTTTTCTAA